GGCCGCTCGCTCCGCCCCTGCGGAGCAGCCTTCCTAAGCTCTGCCTCACTTTTGTGTGCCGTGTATCCGTACCTCTCCAACTCACGGTCCACTTGCTTCACTCGCTCAGGCTTGTTTGCCTGCACGTACGCCTCACGCTCACGGAGGAGAGCCGCGATCCACTTAGCATTCTCTGCCTTGTCGAGGAGTCTACTGACGCGAGCATTGCCGCCACGGTTGATATGCGTATTGGTCATCTGTTTCTCCTATGTTCCTTGAGATTCTTTCGGAATAACCGCCAACGCCATCCGCAGTTGGCCACGATCGCGATGAGAAGAACTAACCGGATAAGTCCTCTGCCAGGAAAGTCAGGCCAGATAGCCAATATCAAGAAGAGCACGAAGAACGCACCAAGGTTCGCGCTCACGGATACTAGGTGTTTCCCTTCGGCATACTGACGCCAATTCATCCTAGTCATGTAATCAATCAGGAACCCAAAGACGAACACGATTCCTAGCAGGATGATCGACCACATGACGATCTTCCATCCAAGCGGAAGATCAGCTATCTGCATATTGATGTTATCGAGTGGGAGGTTAACCGGTCTCATTTCTTGGCCTTCCTCCTAGTGCTTCGTGGAGTCGCGCTCCAAAGCTATTGGCTCGCGCTTGTTTACGTAAGCACTCTAAAGTTTCTTCCTGCTTAGCTACTTTCTCCTTCACTTCGGCATTCTCCCGTATGACTTCCTCTAGCTCTTTGTCCGTTCGGCTCCACGGCCACCACATTTGAACTACCCTTCCCGAGGTTTCGGGAGTTGATTAAGTACTTTCTCTACTACCTCACCGACGATGGCCTGCCTGTCGAGCTGTCTATTTAATGTGTCAATGGTGTCTCTTTGGGTACTGATGATTTGGTTCTGCGCATTGATGCGTAGTACTAACCATCCAATTACAGCGATACTAATCGTTACCACTATCGCGACTGTCCACCAAGGGTCCACAGTGTCACTCCGCTCCGGAGTATGCCTACGGCCGGACACCTTGGTACGGTGCCCGGCCGTAGGCGGATCTTGGTGTGGGTTACTTCTTGTCCTTCGAGTTACGGTCACTGTCAGCCGTGTCGAACACACCGAGCAGAGATTGGGTGTGCTTCTCCACGTTCTTCCTCAGTTCACGGTTCTCGACACCAGGCGGAGGAATGTAGACCGGCTTATCCCGGTCCTCATCCTTCGTCGGGTTGATGGGAGGGTTCAGGACCGCACCCACATTCGGGTTGGGGTTGACCAGACGGTCACTGTCCGTCCTATTGGTCTCGTCAAGCTCCTTCAGCGGAAGCTCACCACCCGGGGTGGCCTGCGTCTGAAGTCCGCCTTCCTCGCCACGGACGCCTTCAACACCAGTAGCCGTACCCTGGTCGCGTGCCTGCTTGGCCTGAGCCTCAGTCGCACCACCAGGAACGTTCTCTTCTGGCTTGCTCTGCTGAGTGTTTGCCGGTTCCTTGCTGCTCTTACTGTCTGCCATGATCTATTCCTAACTGGACAGGAACGACTTCTCATCGTTGAAGAGGACATCCACTGTGTTGACGACGTTGGTATTGGCAGACATCGTCACTCGGATGTATCGCCACATCGTCGGGTGTTTGATGATCTTCCGAAGAACAGAGTCCACAGTGGTGTTGAACGTAGCCGTTGTGTCCGTCGTCGGCGTGGCCGCGTCCGCATAAGTGGCCGCGCCCCACGTACTCCCATCCGTGGACACCTCGATCAAGTAGGTACAGGTGGGAGTTGCACCGGCAGCAGCAATGACGCGAATCATTGTGCCACCAACCTTATGGGACGACCCACGGTCAGCTACGTGGGTCGTCACCCCGTTGCCCGCTTGCGCTTCCGCGATGCTCACCACATTGGGTAGCTGAGCAGCATCACGCGCCATGAGGACAGCCATTAGGGACTAACTCCCTTCCGGCTCCATCCGAGACCTCGGTACATTAGGATTTCTCCATTCACTCTGAAGATGTCTGGATTCTCCACGTAATCAGCCGCTCGTCTCAATGTGGCCGGATCATCTCGGAACTTTCCTAAGGAAGAATTGCACGCTCCGCAGAGGAGACCTCGAACGTAACCCGTAACTGGATCATGGTCTACTTCAAGCTTCGACTTGTTCCTAGTCACGATCTCGGACTCTGGCTTAAGGCACAACTTGCATCTATGCCCTTGCTGCTCTAACAACAGCGCGTATCCCTGCTTAGTCATTCCATAGACCCTGAGACGAGCACACTCATTACAGTATGAATGTCCTTTACCGTCGATAGGTCCGGCGCATCCACCACACGTCTTGGACTTTTGTCTGCCGTTCTTCTTACGATGGTTTCGTTGCCACTCATTGTAACAATCGCGACAGTAATGCTTGTGCTGCATTCTTTCATTGCCGCACTTACATTGCCCTGAGATTGGTCTTCCCATAATCCACATCGTACCCGAAATGGAAGACGAGCACGATGTGGATCATGAAGAAGTTGATCTAGAACGTCGGGCTGATCAAGCCAGTACCACCGATTTTTTGCATTGCGTTGGTGTAACGCCTAAAGGAGTACGCGAAGTATCCATAGATCACCAGCAACACACCGAGACTTGCCGCCGCTGGCTGCTCAGCCCTCAGGAATACCGGAGCACGGTCATCCTCCCAGAGATGACATTCATCGTTGGCAACCACATAGACCTCATCCTCGTTCGTACCCGCACCGAGGTTGGTCGCAATGTTGTTGTCCACAATGGCCAGCATTCCGTTAGGAAGCACACCACGTGCACCATCGCCGTAGTTCGTACCAAGGTTCACGCCACCAGCCTGTGTACCAATGCCAGGCTGGCTCATGAAGGGCCAGGAACTACCGACCTGGCTCTGAAGCCAGTACCACCGACGGCTATGCATGATGACGTGCGACGGGACCGCGTTACCGAGCATCGCAGCCTCGATGCCAGCCGCAGCCTGGTGCAGCTTCGGCCACAGTTCGGCAGCAGTCGGAGAAGCATCCGTGTACGCCACCGCAGTGGACACAGCGGAAAGACCAGTCGTGGCCTGGTTGATGAGGGTCGTGTCCAGCGTCGTGGCATACGCCCGGAACAGGTCATCGAGCACAACGTCTTCAATACCGGTGCCACGCTCGATGGCCTGACGGCTGATGGTCTGCTGACCGGCCGCAGTCTGGACGGTTTCCGTGAGCAGCGTGTCATCAATGTCCACGTTGGTCACCGAGGAGTTCTCCGTTGCCTGGAGACCAACACCGGTACCGGTCGTGATACGACTGATGTTCACGGTCATTCCACTGGCCGGAAGGTCATGCTTGTTACAGATGTCCGCAAACGGCCTGAGAGCCTGCACACGGGGCGCGTACAGCTCAGTGAGGTACTGAGGCACCACCAGCCCGGCAAAAGCACCGGTGCCCACTGCGCGCTCCATGTACTCGGCGCGCTCGACGCGCTCCTCACGCATGTGCTGGATCAGTCGCTGCTCCGCTTCGAGATCACGGAAGAGGAACTGACGCACAACGTCAGTGAGGAACTGCTTACCGCGCCGGTCCTTCTCGGGGTTGTAGGTCCGCTCCTCGCGGCCCACCCTGGCGACACGGTCATAGGAAGGCTTACCTTCCGCCACACTGGTCTGAGTCCGCTCGGCGTTCAGCTTCTCCAGCTTCAGCTCTTGCTCCTTGGCGCGGTTGGCCGCGTCCAGCTTCGCCTGAATCTCGCGAAGCTCAGGCTCAGCCTGAGCAACAACTTCCTGAAGCCGCTCGACTTCCTCACGCTCTTCCTTGGTGAAGCCAGACCGACCCTCCTTGCCCACGTTGGCAAGGGTGTACTTGATCTTCTCAAGTGCCTGATTGCGCTTCTTCTCGGCGAGATCAAGCTCGACTTCGATCGAAGTAATCAACTGATTGATGTCCATTAGAGTCCCCTAATAAATAAACGGTTACACAAAGGACTCTCTGATCCCGGTTCGAGTGCCGTTCATCTTCGAGAACTCACAAGGTCTGATTACCTCAGGAGCTTTAGTGCCGGATGCCAGTCCTTATCGGCCACTGGCTGACCATGCTTGACACCGTCCGGCGCGGCCGTCTAGAAGTCACTTAGCAATGAGCTTTTGAGTGAGCCACTGCTCTACCCACAGAGTATGAGGATCGGTGATCACCGCGTCAACCTCAGGCTTCCCGGCCGCGCGCCGGTCCGACTCCGCGAGGTCGAGGAGTCCAGCCGCGCGCATCGCTTCGCGCTGAGCCGGGCGCGGGAGCTGACGGAAGTCGGTGATCACTTCAGCCTGTCGAGCCTGCACCGAGGTGTACGGGTTGGCACCGAAGTTCACGGCCGACACGTCACCACGGTCAATGTCAATCTGGTTGATCTGGAATCGGGTGTAGTCGTCGTTCCACTCACCGTCTTCAATCATGAAGGCGAAAGACATCTCGGTGATGTCTTTATCCTCGATGGCCATCAGAAGGTCTTGGACATCGGTCCTCTTCGGATTCAAGTACGCCTTCGTGAAGAGACCTTTGTTGTCCGAGGACAGTTCAAGACTTCCATTGGTGGTGCGCGCCATGGTCACGCCACGGTGGTTCACCAGGTACGCCACGTCCGGCTCAGCCGCGAGAGTCTTATCGAACGCGCCCGGCGCGATGATCTCCTCGTACTCACCGAACATATCCCACATCTGGTAGGCGCGTCCCACCACCGAGGCGTATCCGTCCACCATGCGCCGCTCACTGCCATTCCAAATGACAGTCTCCGCACGCATCTCAGCCTTGAACGGTTGCGACCGTGCTTGTCCACACGGGACACCCGTACGGACCTGGTAGTGCTCAGCCCTTGTCTTTGCTTCAGTCATCTCAACTTCCCGCGTTCGCTGGTGTAGGGGTTGCTGCTTTCACTGGCCAGAACTGATTGAACTCGGCAATCTGTTCCGGTGTCAGGGGCAGCAAGTCTTCAATCTCCCTGACCTCATTGGGGGTAATGGTCCGACTGTCGATCCTCGTCTTGAACGTGTTTGCCTTCGTAGCTTCGTCCATACGCAACAGTGCGCCCGTGTTGAACTTCATGTACCGAGGCTTAGCCATAAGAGCGCTCAGGGC